CTACAGAAAAGAAGTGCAAGATATGTTAAATTATAATTAATTTTATTATATTTGTCGCATGACAAGATTTGAATGCGTTAACACAGATTGTAATAAAGACTTAGAGCTTGGAACCCATACTATAAAAATAGTGGCTGGAGAAGTTGTATGTCCTGAAGCAATTTGTTGCGATAAATATATGAAAGAGATACGAGTTAAAGGCGGAGGCTTTGGAGGTATTATTAAAAAGCCTGGAGGTACTATAGCTGGTAAATTTAACAGTAATAGATATTCTTAAGCATGGATGTTATTGAAAAAGCAATGAGAAAACATTTTAAGTTTTCTTTAAACTCTAAACTATGTTCTAATTGTTTAGAAAAGTACACTAACTTATACGAAATAGATAAACTACTTCATATGAATGCTAAAGCGCAGTCAAAGTTAGGAATAGACTCTAATCAAGAAGAAAGAGTAGAGGCACACGATGTAGCAAAATATGTTAAAGCATCTATTGCTATTATTGATAAAAACAAAGCAGAGGTTTTATTCCCTGAAATAGAATTATGATAATACCTATTAAATCTGACATACCTAAATCTATGAAAGCGTATTTACAAATTCTTAATCCTATACTAAAATTAAAGGATAAAGAAATTGAAGTACTTTCCAGCTTCTTAGCTATATGGCAATCTAACAAAGAAAATAAAAATATAGATAAAACTTTATTTTCTACTCCTGTAAGAAAGTTAGTTAGGAAACAAATAAACATGTCTGAAGCTTCTTTTAATAATCATATTACTATGTTACGGAAAAAGAAAATGATTATTGACAAATCTATAAATCCTAGTATTTTAAAAAGTATTACAACTGAGGGAATAGAAATAACTTATAAGTTATCGTGGACAAAATAATAAAGAAACTAGCTAAAAAATATAGTATTAGTGAGTTTAAGATTGATCTAATAGTAAAATCTCAATTTAAACTTTTAAAAAACACTATAGAGCAAGGTAATTTTGAAACAGTGCGAGCTAAACACATAGGAATGTTTGCAGTAAAAAAGAATAGATTTAAATATTATAAAAATGGAAAAAAAGAAAAATCCTAAAACAAACAAAGACTTAGTTACTTCTGCAGCTGCAAAAGTTAGCGAGATATTTGATGGATGGAAAAATGTAGTATTTCCTAACGAACATGTAGAACAAATTGCAAAAGCAAGAGTTGCTATATGTGGGGAATGCGAATTTAACGTTAAAAGTAAGTGTGCAAAATGCGGGTGTCCGTTAGTTGCTAAAACAAGGTCAATGAAATCACATTGTCCACTAAACAAATGGTAAACATGATTAAATACGAACCTTTAGGAAACCACATTGTAGTGGAAATGCCTTCAGTAGAGAAAGAGACAAAAAGTGGGATTATTAAATCTCAACAAATGTTAAAAGAAGAGGAGAGCAAAAGAGACGGGCATGCTAAAGTTGTAGCAGTTAGCCAAGAGGTTAAAAATGTAAAAATTGGAGACACTGTAATACCTAAAGGCCAAGGCTTTATGGTTATGATAGACGAGATAGAGTATTTCCAAATGAATATGTTTGATGTATTAGGTATTGTAAAATGATACTAGAAGGATTTGACATTGACAAAAACTTTTGGAAATTACACCCACAATTACAAATCCCCCAAGAGTTTGCTTTTATCTATAAAGAAGATAAAAGCAAAACAAAAAGCAAAAGCTCACAGATAATGTGGGCTATTGCGCTTTTGGTAGATCCTGATTCTAAATTTGCTAACATATCTTTTCCTACAAGAAAAGATATAATTAGTAAGGATTTTCTTAAGGATGTAAAGTTTGATTGGGATAAATACAAAGAAGCAATGCAGTTTTACGAGTCATCTCTTATAACTCCTGCTAAAAGACAACTTTTAGTTTGGAATAAAAAGATGGACGAGAAAACAAGATATTTAGATCTGCTTACATACGAAGAAAATGCAGATACAATAGAAGGGCTTCTTAAAACTAATGTTAAACTTTTTGAAGACTATGAACGTCTTTTAAAACTAGTGGATAAAGAAACTAACGAAGGCTCTACTAAAGGTGGAGGTGAAGAGTCAGCTTCTGAAAAAGGATTAATATGATTGTTAACAAAGCTGCTTTTTTACTTAAAGAGATACCTCAGTTTCATCCTGCAAGCGAAGAATATTTATTGTTTTGGCGAGAAGAAAAGAAAAGGTGTATTGAAGGGTATTGGGTTAGCGGTGTATGGATGCCAGGTAACTTATATTTTTATGTAAACTTTTGGACAATCTTATTAAACAAAACTGCACACTCTAAAACTAAAACTCCTGGTAAACCATTTCTTAGAGATCTTGAATGGGAGTTTTTTTATAATTGGTGCGAGGCTAGAGGATTTTCTGGTTTTGAAAATGATAAAGAGTTTACATGTAACAGAGATTTTATAGATAAACCAAACTATGTGCCTGCGTCAGAATACATGCGCAGAACTCATAAAAAGAATATGGGAGCACCTCTTTGGGAGAATGAAGCTAAAAACTTTATGATGATGGGGAGTCGTGGGTTTGGTAAATCTTACTCTGTTGCAGGAGGAGTTATTGGGCACGAGTTTGTATTTGATGGAGCAAAATCATATAAACCTGAAGATATTGGTAACCCCCCTTCTACAGAAATTGTAGCAGGAGCAGGAGATGCTAAATACTCAGGAGATATAGTAAAAAAGACACAATTTGGATTGGATAATTTACCTGGCGGTATTGAACTTGGAGACAAGTTTTTTCCCTCTCCTTTCTCTAAGCAGTACAGCGGTAGTTGGTACTCTGGGAAAGAAGTTATTGCAGAATATAAAAAGAAACTTGGTGGTACCTGGAAGGTTATGGGTAGTAAATCTAAGATTAAGCATCGTACCTTTAAAGACAATGCATTTGCTGCCAATGGTACTCGTCCTGCTGTAATGGTAATGGAAGAGATTGGTATGTTTAGCAATCTTAAAGCTTCACACGAAGCATCTGTAGAATGTATGAAAAACGGTGCATACAAGTTTGGTAGCTGTATGTATTTAGGTACAGGTGGTGATATGGAGGGTGGAGGTACTGTAGATGCAAGAGATATGTTCTACAATCCAGATGTTTATGATATGATTTCTTTTAATGATGAGTGGGAAGATAAAGGTAAAATATCTTATTTTGTACCTGCTTACAAAGGATTAAATCAATTTAAAGATGATAATGGAAATACACAAGAGCAACCTGCAAAAGAATATTTAGACGAGTTTAGAGAAAAACTAAAGAAAAGTAAAAACTCTAGAAGTGCTTTAGATGCAGAACTACAAAACAGACCTCTTGTGCCTTCAGAAGTATTCCTTACGCGCACAGGTAACTTGTTTCCTGTAGCAGATTTGTTATCTAGGCTAGCAGAATTAGAATCGTCAAATAAAGAAAGAAATCATGATTACGTAGGAGATCTTTATGTAGAGTCAGAGAGTAACAAAATAGCATGGAAACCAAATGCTAAGTTATCTCCTATTGTAGATTTTCCACTTAGAGGTAGTGATGATTTAGCTGGATGTGTAGTAATATACGAAATGCCTTACGAAGATAGTGAAGGAAAAATACCTTATGGTATGTATCTTGCAGGTACAGATCCTTATGATCATGATGATTCTACTACATCTTCTTTAGGATCTACTATTATTATAAACAAACTTACAAATCGTATTGTAGCAGAATATACTGGTAGACCAGACACTGCTAATCAATATTACGAAAAAGTTAGAAGATTGCTTTTGTTTTATAACGCTAAATGCTTGTACGAAAATGAACGTAAAGGTATGTATCAGTATTTAGAGTATAAAAATCAAACGCATCTTTTGCTTGATCAACCAGAAATTATAAAAGATGTTGTTCAAAATAGCAGAGTAAATAGAGGTAAAGGTATGCATATGTCTAAACCTTTAAAAGATTATGGAGAAGAACTAATTAAGATGTGGTTGTTAGAAGATTATGGTACAGAAGGATTATTAAATTTACATAAAATACGAAGTATACATTTATTAAAAGAATTAATAGCTTATAATGATACAGGAAACTTTGATAGAGTTATGGCATTTATGATGGTTGTGTATCATTTACAAGAAGTAAAAAAAATAAAAGTAGCTAAAGAAACTAAAGTTACTACTATATACGACCAAAGTTTCTGGAATAAATCTTTATTTTCAAAAAGAAAAACAAGGTTTTAGCTATAAAATCAAAAACTAAAAATCTAATTTTATAGATTATTATTTGTTTGATAACATTAAATTATTACTTTTGTTTTTTAATTCGCGAATTTTAAAAAAAATATTAATATGGCAACAGTAAATGTAACCTTGAGTCTTTCTAGTACTGACTTGTTTGCAAAGCAAACAGTTAGTTTTACAGAAACAGACTCACTATCTCCTGCGGGAGATTCCCAAGTTATAGGTAAGTTATACCTAACAGGAAATGGGACAGAAGACAGCATACATGTAAAAGAAATAGAAGGCGATGGAGACAAAGCTTATTTATACATGAAAAATTTAAGTAGTACATCAGGTGAGTACGTAGAGGTATCTAGACGTGCGGGTGGTGCTGCTGTAGCTACAGACTCAACAGCAGACGACTGGTTTGCAGTTTTAGGGCCTGGAGAATTTTTATTTATTCCTTTAGCAAATTGCGAGTCTATAGATTTAGAACCAGCTGCAGGTAACCCTACAGTTGAATACATCTTAATGGAAAAAGCAGCAGGTTAATCTTAAACAAATAAAAATATGGCAACTTTAAACGCAACTTTTAGCATATCAAGTAATGATTTATTTGATAGTGTTAATATATCAAAAACCGTGACTAAAGCTTTGACAATTGATGGTGATAACCGTCAAGGTCTTACAGTAGTAAAAACTTCAACAACTCGAATGGGTATTGCAGTAGAAGCTTTATCAGGTACAAACAAAAAAGCATACGTTTACATTAAAAACTTAGACGCTACAGATAAAATTATTATTGAAGATGACGGTAACGCTGTTTTTGCAACGCTAGACGCAGGTGAATTCTGCTTCTTCCCGTCTGCAGACAATACAACTGTACATGTAAAATCATCTGCCAATACTCCTTTAGTAGAATATCTTATTCTAGAAGTAGCCTAAACATAATTTATGCCTAAATTAGATTTTCCTAGACAAAAACTGAGTCGTAGAAAAAAGACTCAGAAGTGGGGAGAAGAATGTATAGAAGCTGGATTAGGCTTAGTAGGTATTTATGATAATACAAGACGTAGTTCTCGCTTTAAAAAAAAGCGGAACTACGATCTTTATAATGGTAAATTCGACAAGAAAGATCTAGAATACGTTACAGACCCTTTAGGGTTAGGAGGTTCTTTAGAGCTTCCTGCTACGCTGCAGTACTATGACGTAGTATCTCCTATATTTAATTTACTTTTTGGGGAAGAAGCCAAAAGAGCTTTTTCTTACGTAGTTAGATCTATAAACGAAGAATCTATATCTTCTAAAGAAGAAGAAAAAAAGAAACAAGTTGTAGGTATATTTCAACAGCTTATACAGCAGTCTACAGAGCAAATGATGCAATCTATGGGGCAACCTTCGTCACAAGAAGAAGCCCAGCAGTTTATGCAGCAAGCTCAAGCAAACATTCCTGAAGAATTAAAAAGAGTTCAAAAGTATTTTGATTACGATTTTCAAGATATGAATGAATCCACTGCAAACAAACTTTTAAACTATCTTGAAAGAGAGCAAAAATTAAAAGTAAAGTTTGCTAAAGGTTGGGAAGATGCATTACTAGTAGGAGAAGAAATCTACTGTGTAGAGGAAGTTTCTAATGAACCTACTGTACGAAGAGTAAATCCTTTAGAGTTTTATGTTTTATTACCGCATAATGAAGATTATGTAGACAATGCTGATGTTATTGTAGAAGACACATTCATGTCTATAAATACAGTTATTGATAATTACTACGAAGATCTTACTGCGGCACAAATAGATAAACTAGAAAAAGAACAAGGGCATAAAGGTTCTGTAGATAGTAAAAGTCTTTTAAATTTTCCTAATCAAGAAAAACTTTTTATACAAAATAGAGAGGGAACTGAAGGAGATTCAAATATATTTAATTACTACGATCAAGATGGTAACATTAGAGTTACTAAAGTGGTTTGGAAGTCTATGCGTAAGATAGGAAGACTAACTTACATTGATGAGCAAGGTATTCCTCAAGAAACTATTGTAGGGGAAACTTATAAAATAAATGACAGTATTGGAGAATCTATAGAGTACATGTGGGTTAACGAATACTGGGAAGGAACTAAAATTGGTGAAGACACTTTTATAAACATTAGAGTTAGACCTCAACAATTTAGACATATGGATAATTTATCTTTATGTAGTTCTGGATATGTTGGAACAATATACAATGCAAACAACGCTCAGTCTGTATCTCTTATGGATAGACTAGTTCCTTGGGTGTACATGTACATTACTATGTGGTATAGATTAGAACTTTCTATAGCATCTAACCAAGGTAAAATATCTTTAATAGACTTATCACTAATTCCCGATGGATGGGAAGTAGAAAAGTGGATGTACTACGCACAATCAATGAAGTTTGGTTTTGTAGATTCTTTTAACGAAGGTAAGAAAGGACAATCCACTGGTAAACTTGCTGGTAATATATCTACACAAAATAAAGTGCTAGATATGGAAACTGGTAATTATATACAACAACACGTACAGTTATTAGATTTTGTAGAACAAAAAATATATACACTATCTGGTGTAACTCCTCAAAGAATGGGAGCAATATCTAATTCTGAGCAAGTAGGTAATACGCAGCGAGCTGTAGTACAGTCTTCGCATATTACAGAAAAATGGTTTGAAGTTCATAATCAAACTAAAACTAGAGTTTTAGAAACTTTATTAAATGTGTCTAGAGATGTGTACAAAGGAAATTCTAAAAGAATTCAGTACATGACAGATGATTTAGCAAACGTATTCTTTAAACTAAATGGAGATCAGTTCTCACAATCAGAGTATGGATTATTTATATCTAATTCTGCTAAAGATAATATGGCAATCGAAGCACTTAAACAATTAACTCATGCCGCGCTTCAGAACGAACAAATGACATTATCAGATGTGGTACAAATATATAACGCAAGCTCTATATCAGATTTACGAACAAATCTTAAACGCTCTGAGCAAGAAGCCCAGCAAAGAGTTGAGCAACAGCAGCAGCAACAAATGCAAATGCAAGAAATGCAAATGCAGCAGCAACAACAAGTAGAGGCTCAAAAAATGCAACTTGAGCAAGCTAAACTACAGCTAGATCAAGAAAAAGAAAATAGAGAAGATCAAAGAAACACTGAAGATAACCAAACTAAAGTGCGTATTGCACAAATGAATCTTTTAGGAAAATCTGTTGATCAAGATATGAATGATAATGGTGTTAGAGATAGTGTAGATCTAGCTAAATTAGACATTGAAAGAGCTAAGGTAGCTCAAGACGGTCAGCTACAGCAAGAGAAAATGCAACTAGAAAGAGAGCAGTTAGCACCTAAAGAAAGGATAGAAAAAGCAAAAATAGCTAAACAAAACAAAAAAGTATAATCTTATAAATTATGTTTTAGCTATAAAAACAAAATAATTTAACCAACACTGTAGTGACAAAGTGTTGTAT